GTTGGAGCCGGGCCAAACTCCCCTCTGGCATCGAGTCGATGTGGCTGGCGATGTCGTGCTCAAGCTGGAAAATTATCATCTGTTTGCTGGGACTGCGGTGGGGCCCCGCACGTTTATCGTCCAGGTAGCGTCACCCGGTGCCGACCCGTTCGCGATTGCTACGTTCGATTATGGGAATGGAGTAAATCCAGACCCGGACCCTCCCTTGCCCCCGGAGCCAGAGCCTCCGGTGCCGGGGGTAAAGCACCAAGTAGTGATCGTGTTCGAGCGGGAGGAACTCGACAACTTGCCGCGTGCCCAGCAGGTGATAATTGCCAGCTTGACGTTCCGCGAGCGACTGGCCAAGGCAGGACACCGGCTGGTGGCAGTGGTGGATCAGCACAGTCAGGGAGCGGATGGAACCGCTCCGGCGGAGCTTACCGCTTATTTGGCCGCCTGCGAAGGTGATCCACTGCCTCGTATCTGTTTGGCACCACTGGCCGGCGGCAAGGTGCAGGATTTTCCGCTACCGCTGACTGAGGATGCCGTTTTCGAGTTGCTTGACAAGGGAGAGTTGCCATGAACGTTCCGCGAATCGGTGACAACAATTGGAGACATGTCAGGCGGGAGTGCGGTGTGCTGCCACGATACGTTGGCTACGGTAGTGCCGAGGCACTAGCACAAGGATTGATTCCTGTAGGCAACTACCCGGACAAGTTGGTCCCGAAAGAGCAGTGGCAAGAGCGGATCGAGGAATGCAACGCGAAGAAGATGTTCCCGATCCACTACTTCGAGGCAAACAAAGTTCCGGCGAAGAATCAGAATCCTACGAATTATTGTTGGGCGTACAGTTTGGCCAGCGTAGTCGAGGCTGTTGAGTTGATGCAAGCCCAGCAATATCGACGGCTCGCCCCTGCTACGTTGGGCTGGCTCGTGCGTTGGCGGAATCAGGGTTTCTGGCTGTCCGATGCCCTGAAAGGTGCTTTGACGCGGGGAATTTCTGAGCATGAGTATTGTGCCGACGGGCAGATTCCCAGGCGACTTAGTGAGGAGGCTGTAGCGAATGCTCTTCACCACCGCCCGTTGGAATGGTTTGACACGATCGGGCCCGCTGGCGGTGACGAAGAAGAGCATGTTGCTCAGTGCGTTTCATTGCTGCTGAGTCCTTCGCCCGGCTACCACGCCCACAATTGGTGGGGTCATGCGTTGATGATGGCTGGACTTGAGTGGGACGATACCCAACGACACAATCTCCGCTGGGTGAATTGGAACAGTCATGGCGATGGGAGGATCGAATTGACCGGCTCGAAAGGTGTGCCGGATGAGTTCTATTCACCACGCAGCGTTGCCTTCACTTCGTAGTGGAGAGATATCATGCTGGAGGATTCGTTGTTCAAGCCTACTGCTGCGGCCTGCAAGCGGATGGTAAAAACCATCGAGGGCAGCCGGCGGTCGCAGACATCGAAGGTTAGATTTGTGGGGCCCTGTTGCCGTTTCAAAGGAGAAAGATCAATGTTTGGATTTGGAAGAAAAGAAGGTCCGTTGAAGAAAGCTGGTCGTGAGGCTGCAGAGGCCGGAGACGCCGTGGAGCGTGCTGCAAACGCGGCCCATGTGTTCATTGTCGAATTGACGGACATGTTCCGGGACATTCGGCGGGGCAAGATCGGAGTGACTACGAGCATTGCTAGAACCAGCGATGGTTATGGTGTAATCACGCGGTTGAAGCCACCGAAGTGATAGATGAAAACCGGGTCGGCTATAATAGGGGTGAGGAGACAAAGAATGACCGAAACGAATCGAGGATTGTATCAGAAACACCGGCCGAAGACGCTCAAGGAAGTCTTGGGGCAGCCCGAAGCGGTGAACACAATCAGGAAGCACCTGCAAGCGAAGACGGTTCCCCATGCAATTCTGTTCACTGGTCCCTCGGGCTGCGGGAAAACAACGCTGGCCAGAATCTTGAGACGTGCCCTGGACTGCGGTGATGCTGATTTTGTTGAAGAGAATGCAGCACGTCACCGTGGCATTGATATGGTGAGGAGTATTGGGCAACGGGTCGGCCTTTCACCGTTGGTTGGGACTACGCGAGTTTGGCTCATCGATGAAGTTGCCCAGTTGACCCCAGCGGCTCAGGATTGTTTTCTCAAGCTCTTGGAAGACCCTCCAGGGCATGTCTATTTTATGCTCGCTACGACCGATCCGCAGAAGCTTAAGAACACGATTCTTACACGCTGCGAAGAGATCAGGGTTAAGGCTCTGTCGGTCAAGGCAGTTGAGCAGTTAGTGATAGAAGTTGCTGGGAAAGAGGAAATTGAACTGCATGAAGATGTGATCGACAAGATCGTGGAGATTGCAGAGGGATCGGCTCGCAAGGCTTTGGTGCTGTTGAGTCAGGTGATAGGGGAAGATGATAGGGAGAAGCAACTGAGGATGTTGGAGCGTGGGAGCAGCAAGCAGCAGGCGTTTCAGCTTTGCAAGGTGTTGTTGCAGGGAGGTGGTTGGGGAGGGGCCGCGAAGATTCTGAAGGCCATCGACGACGATCCGGAGAATATCCGATATATGGTGCTCGGCTATATGCGGAAGGTCTTATTAGGTGGGGGCGAGCAGGCATCACGAGCAGCTGACGTGATCGATCTGTTCCGTGACAATTTCTACGACAGTAAACATGCCGGGTTGGCTCTGGCTTGCTGGGAACTGTTGAAATAGGAGACTGAGAACGATGGCGAAGCAAGTACGAGTATCATTTTCGGTCACCCGCACGATCAACCTCGGAAATTATGAATCGGTGAAGGTCCAAGCCGGGCTGGAGGTGCAGTGCGATCGGGATGCCGATGCAATCGCCGAGGCCACGAAAGAAGTCAGGAAGTACGTAGATACCCGTATTAAACAGGAGACATTGAAATGGCAGGTGTGAAGAAGGAGACCGAAGGTCCCCGACTGGAGATCGATGAATTCCGGCTGGATGAAGAGTGGATCGGGCAACCGAAGCTCTACTTTACCTGGGCGAAAAAGCAGGCTGTTGCAGTCCGTCGTCTCGATCAAGTGAAGTCGGCCCTTGATGTTACGAGAGCTGATCTGGATGCTGACATCCGAAGTTCTCCGGAGAGCTACGACGTGGCGAAGATCACTGAGAAGGTCGTCGAGAACTTGATCCTTGGCAACGATGGGTATCAGGCTGCGGTCGCTGCCGTGGGGAAGGCCAAGTACGAGCTGGAGATTCTGAGGGCTACCACGACGGCACTGGAGCATCGAAAACAAACCCTGGAGAATCTGGTCAAGCTCCACGGACAAAACTACTTCTCCACGCCGCACGCCGATGGAGACAATAGAGAGGTGATGGGCAACGCAGAGAAGCGGGCTGCTAGGAGGGGGAAACCGAGACAATGACATGGTCCGGCTGGCTGATGATGATGGCGATGATGGGCATGGTGATAGCCGGTCCGTGCATGTTGTACTTGTGCGTGAAACTGTCCGCCTACGGGTGGTATCGAGGTAGAGAAGTGTTTTTTCAATCAAGAGCAAGGAGACAAAAATGGCGACAACACGCCAGAAGCGACAGAAGCGAGAACGAGTGAGTGGTCGGCAGCGTGCTAAGGAGCACAAGACAAGCTCTGCTGGCACGTCGATCCGATTGCCCGAGGGGGTATCTTTCTTCTCGGTCAAGCAAGCCGGGCCGATGAAGTTGGACATCATTCCATACTCTGTACCAAGTGGTGCAGGCAATCCGTGGAAGGAAGATGGCAAGGTCCACTTTGAGCGAACTTTTTGGGCCCACCGTGGGATCGGGCCGAACAACGATTCCTATATTTGCCCGGCCAAGACAGCCAACAAGCCGTGCCCGATCTGCGAGGCCCGTGCCGTGCTGGCTGCTGATCCAGACAGCGATGAAAACACGGTCAAGGCTCTGCTGCCGAAAGAGCGGCAGTTGTGGAACATCTATGACCACGCGGAGCCCGAGAAGGGTGTCCAGGTGTGGGACGTGAGCTTCCATCTGTTTGGCAAGCAACTCGATGCTCGGATCAACAACGCGGATGAAGATGACGACTACGAATTCTTTTCTGATCTGGAAGATGGTTCCACGTTGCGGGTCGGATTCGCAGAGGACTTTTTCAACAAGACGAAGTTCTTCACCACTGAGTCGATTGATTTCAAGTCCCGAAAAGAGCCGCTGTCTTCTGATATTGCTGAGGCGGCAAACGTGCTCGACGAGCTGCTCACCATCGAGCCCTACGAGAAGCTGAAGGCAATCTTCCACCAGATTGACGTGCCCGACGACGAAGACGAGGACGAGGATGATGATGAGCCTGCTGCTTCCCCGAAAAAGAAAGCTCCGAAAAAGGCTAAGCCGAAGGCCAAGGCCCAAACTGCCGATGACCTCGGGATCGAGAAGGGCGAGAGTGTGAGCCATGAGGACTTCGGAACCTGTGACGTTGTCAAGATCAGCCCGGATGGAACCTCCTTGACTATCATGGACGAAGAAGGTGAGGTGCATCGGGCGGTTGCCCCGGATGAGGTGGAGCTAATCCCTTTTGAGGATGAGGATGAGCCGGAACCGGAACCGGAACCGAAGAAGAAAACGACCAAGGCCAAGCCGAAGGCCAAGGCGAAGAAGAAGCCTGAACCTGAACCTGAACCTGAACCTGATGATGACGATGACTTGTTTGACGATGGCGAGGATTGGGGTGGCGATGACGATGATGATTAAAGCAGCAGCGATGTGACGGCATCGAGGGGGGTTCCCCGTCGAGGAGCGGTTGGAGTAACAGCCAGCCACAGGATCGCCAGTTGGAATCAGGGGTCCCGCCCCCAACCGGTCCGCCCCCGCCTGTTGCTTGTTTTGGAAGCAAACCGCATGAAGGGTGTTACTAAGTGAGATAGTGCGGGGTACGGTCGATCGGTGGCTCACTAAATGGCATCCGAACCGATCGACAGCATGGTCCTGTGGCTGGATGTGTACAGTCTGGCCGTGGTGGTTTCGCAGTGAACGTATGCTGCGAGCGAAGGTTCGATTCCTTCCAGGACCTTTTGAAAAGGAAGCATACCACGCCCCGGAACGCGGCTGCCGGGTATCCAAAAGGGTCGCACAAGGTCCCGTGGCGGAAATGAGCCGAACGGCTCAGGTAGACGCAGGAAATGTCCAACCGTCCGGTGTGATAGACCCAGACAGCGGCTTAGGGAGGCTCCCAAGGCTGACCGCCAGAAGGTCGTTTGAAGTTGCCGGTGCAGGTTCGAGTCCTGCCGGGACCACTGAAAGGAAGTACAGGAATGACTAAAGACTCCGACGCTGCTAGGAAAGCCCTGCTAAAACCGCTCGTGGTCCAGCAAGAGATCCTCCGGTCTGATTATCTCAGCACGGGCTCCACGCTTCTCAACATGGCCTGCACCGGGAAGCCCTACGGTGGCTTTCTCAAGGGGCATTATTTTTTCATCGTCGGTGATTCGGCTAGTGGTAAGACGTTCCTGTCGCTTACATGCTTCGCTGAGGCAGCAATCAACAAGCACTTCGATGATTATCGACTCATCTTCGACAACGTGGAGGGCGGGGCGTTGATGAGTTTGCGGAAGTTCTTTGGTAAGGGCGTCGCCGATCGGCTGGAGCCCCCTGCTGTGGACGATGAAGGCAAGCCGGTCTATTCTGCGACGATAGAGGATTTCTACTTCCACGTGGATGACGCTCAAAAGATTGGCAAGCCGTTCGTCTACGTGCTCGATTCGATGGACGCTCTAAGCAGCCTGTACGAAAAAAAGAAGTTCGACGAAAAGAAGAAGGCCTCCAGAGGTGGCCCGGTGGCTAAAGGAGACTACGGTGACGGCAAGGCCAAGAGCAACAGCACAATGCTGCGGAAGGTGCTCTCGGGGATACACAAGACGGGCTCCATCCTGATCTTGATAAGCCAGACGCGGGACAACGTGGGCGGGGGACCGTTTGAGCCCTCCAAAGTCCGCAGCGGTGGCCGTGCCTTGAAGTTCTATTGTGGGTTGGAGTTGTGGTCGTCTGTGCGTGGTATGATAAAGAAAACGGTCAAGGGGAAGCCACGGAAGATCGGGGTGAAGGTCAAAGTCCAGGTGCAGAAAAACAGGATTCAGGGCAAGGACCGGACGATTGAACTGCCCATCCACTACAGCATGGGGATCGACGATCTGGGAAGCTGCGTGGATTTTTTGGTGGAGGAAGAATACTGGCCGGCCACTAACGGGATGATCGTGGCAGACGACCTAGACTTGAAAGGCAAGCGGGAGACGCTGATCCGCAAGATCGAAGAGGGGGGACTGGAAAAGGACCTGCGGGAGTTGGTCACTGACGTGTGGAATGAAATCGAGAAGGCGTGCGAAGTGAAACGGAAACCACGGTATCCCCGATAGAGGATTGAAAGATGTTGGTGTTGACTCGCAAAAAGGATGAACGGATCGTCATCAATGACAACATTGTCGTGGTGGTGGTCGAGATACGAGGTGACAAGGTACGTTTGGGGATCGAGGCCCCCAAGGAAGTCCCGATCCATCGGCAGGAGGTTTACGAGGCAATTAAACGTGGCGAAAGCCCTAAGCACCTGCAGAGTGGAGGATAGCAGAGAGGCCCCCTAGAATCGCCGAGAAGGGGCCATACGCGGCTTTGATTTGGGATTAGGGATAACCAAGGGACAGAGGGCTGGAGGCGAGTAGAGGGGCTGTTACCGGGATTTGAGAAGAAGATGGAAAAATGAATAGAATTCCTTTGTGTCCGCACAAGAGACCTAGCATTGTTCAGAATTGTGGGGAGCCGTCTGGAGTGCGGGTGAGGGAGCATCCGGGCCATGCCAAGTGGCGGAAGAAGTATAAAGACGTTGATGGTTGGTGTAAGGCATATCGATGCAATCGTGGATTTGGTTTGTCCATGGTTATTGGCCGGTTGTTGTCTTTTCCCAGACTTCCCAACGGGCAATACAAGATGCCGTTTTATTTTTCTCATTATTGTGTTTGGGGATTGTGTTTTTCTTGGACGTTCAGTGAAGCTCGGTTGCCTGTAGGAAGTACGGTTTATGAAACGTATCAAGCATGGCTTGATACACGAGAAAAGGATGTTTGATTGATGAACAACGTCCTCCTTGTCGATGTCAACTACATCTGCTCCAGGGCATATTTTGCGACTGGCTTCCTGGAGTTTGAGGGCAAGGGGACCGGCATGGCCCTTGGAGCTATTCAGACCGTGGAGACGTGTCGGGAACTCTTCGGCAGCACTGTGATTGTCCTGGCCTTCGATCGGGGCAAAGGGCTGCGTAGGGCAATCTATCCGCAGTACAAGGCGAATCGCAGAGAGGGCCTGTCTGAAGAAGAGAAGGCAATCAAACAGGAGTACATCCGGCAGCTCAGGAAGATGCCGAGGCTGTTCAAGCGGCTGGGCTATCGAAACATTTTCAGCCAAAAAGGATATGAGGCAGACGACGTGATTGCTGGAGTGGTGCAGGGGATGGAGGAGAACGACAGGGCGGTGATCGTGTCGGCCGATCAAGACCTGTGGCAGTTGCTACGGAGTAATGCGATTTGCTACGATCCACGGGCGAAGAAGCGGACCACGCGGCAATTATTTGTGGAAGAGTGGG